CTCGACAATTTCCGGTATAGCGCCTGCGCCGACCGTTGCTTATGTACCTCGTGCGTTCTTAGAGTTCGTCATGCCCGAACGCGCAGCCCTGCTAGATCGCAGGAATCTTCGCATTATGTCTGCTGAACTTCTTGCTAACTCTCAAGTTGTCGATGTAATCGATAACTTGCAGAGCATCTACTAGTGAGCCACGCGGGTGACTTCGAAAATAACGCTGCGAAGCGTCATGACGAAATCGACAGGGTCATTGACCTTGTACTCCGCGAAGCCTGCTCCTTTGACGAGGCCAAAAGCCTTATCGAGGACAGGTTTTCTCAGCGTGCCATCAACTATTACAAACAGTTGTATGGTACGTCTCCCCCTGACTTTTCTTAGGGGGTGCAGATGCATAGCCATACTGATATCAGTATCGAGCGTCGCGTCATGCGCGCTCTGGCATGTCGAGCAAGAAGTGAACTCGGCCGATCCCTGCGCAGCGATCCATTCTCTGCGCTCGAGCGTGAATTCACTCACGGGATCTACAGTGACGCCAAGTCCCATGCTAGGGACTGGTTACTCTACAACTTTCTACGAAAGTGGAAAGGGTGGGGAACGACCAAACTAGCGCGCGATAAGGCGATCGACACCTGGATAGGTGCCGAAGCTAAATGCTTTGCCACTAACTGTAACCTTAGGACCCTCTCTCCTTCCCTAATGGGTCGGCGTCTAGACTTCATTATCGAGGTCAGACGGAAAATAGAGTTGGTCATTACTAAGGACATACCGTGGTCATGGCTTGAAGCACACTGTCGCTGGTCCGGCGGTGCGACGTACGCGCATAAGCGTGGGACGTTAGCCGCTGATAAACAACGAAAAACCTTCGATGTGACAGAGGCGTGCGTGAATCTAGCGCGCGTCTGGCTTTGGTGTCCTTATACCGAAGCAGCCCACCTTGCTCCCGAACTGCGTTTTAACGTAGTTAGAGGCAATCGGGCCGTTACAGTTCCAAAGACGGCCAAAACTGATCGAATGATAGCTTGCGAGCCGAGCGCTAACGCGTTCTGCCAACAGGCTATCGGTCAGTGGTTTCGAAAGAGACTAAAGTCCGTCGGTGTCGACCTGAACGACCAGACGATCAATCAGGAAGCGGCGTTTCGGGCCAGAGTTGACGACCTGTCAACTCTTGACCTGAGCTCCGCAAGTGACACTTTATCCATCGCCCTCGTCGACTTGCTTCTGCCATACGAGTGGGTAAAACTGCTCTGTATGGTTCGTTCTCCGTTTACGCTACTTGACGGCAAATGGTATTTCCTAGAGAAGTTTTCTTCAATGGGAAATGCTTTTACGTTCGAACTGGAGTCCCTGATATTTTGGGCCATCAGTTCTTGCGTTGCCAGCTACGTAGTTGTATACGGAGATGACATCATCGTTGACCAAAAGTCATACGATAATGTTGTAAGCGCCTTGTCTCTCTTTGGTTTTATCCCTAACCAAGAGAAGAGCTTTAAGGCAGGACCCTTTTACGAGTCCTGTGGAAAACACTTCTTCGATCTCGAAGACGTGACTCCAGCTTACCAGAAGGAACATATCCCTGAGAAGGGGTATGCTCGACTTGCCGGTATGATTCGTTTACACAACAAATTGTACCGGTGGGCCTCGCGAACGAATGATTTCCCTTTCGTTCGTGATGCCCTTCACCTTATTCGTAAGGTGGTCGACGAGGAAGGCTGTCGCGTGCCGGTTGTACCCGAGGGCTTCGACGATAGCGGATTCTGGGTTCCCCTGGGTTCTAAAGAACTTCGGGTTGACCAGAACGGCGATTTTTATTGCCTCCGCTTATTCAAAGTCCCTGTGGTCCAAACATACGTTCCGGAAACGGAGCGTATGGCTTGTGCGCTTAAGCTGAGATGCCCCTCTCTTTCTAATGTCGGCCCGGATGGGTCGGCTATGGAAGAGATCGGGTTCCGTTGGGTCCTAACCAAACGGAGGATATG